GTGCCGCGTCTGGCAACTGCTCCACGGGTGCCGCGTCTGGCGACTACTCCACGGCAGAGGTAAGCGGAAAAGACAGCATTGCCGTTGCAAACGGCGCAAACAGCAAGGCACGTGGAGCACTTGGGTGCTATATCGTGCTGACCGAGTATGACGATGACGGTAAGTTCCTGTTGGCAAAAATGGCGCGGGTTGACGGAACTGTCATAAAGGACGGCGTTTGGTACACGCTTAAAAACGGAGAATTTGTGGAGAAAAATTAATCTCCGAGCTATATAAGAGCTGTGCTATCTGGCTGGACGGGCGTGTAAGGAAGGAGGTGAAGACACACGGCTACCGGAAAAAGATACTACTGGCTAAAGCTCAAAGACAGCTTTATGCGGTCTGACGCGGTGGATTTTCTCATGGGGCAGAAGAACGGCGCAAACTATGTGGTGTTGTACCAGATGCTCTGCCTTATGACCATCAACACCAACGGCAGGCTTTCACGGCAGATCGGTGAGGTGATCATTCCGTATGACGTGGACAAGATTCAGCGTGATACCAAGTGGTTTTCTACCGATACTGTGCGCGTTGCGCTGGGTCTTTACGCGAAACTTGGTCTGATTTATCAGGAGCAAGACGGCACACTTGTGCTTGCAAACCACTCGGAAATGGTCGGAAGCGCGACAGACTACGCAACGCAAAAAAAACTGCAAAGAACGAACCAACGTCTAATCGGCTCTTCTGACTGTGGACATTGTCCACAGGATGTCCACGAAAACGTCCACAAAAATGTCCATACAGATATTAGAGATAAGATATTAGATATAGATAAGTCGTCGTCATCTAAAGATGACTCCTCCTATACAGGGACGAGGACGACGATATCGCCTGTGGATTTTTTTAGAGAAAACATCGGTAAGTTGAGCGCTAACAGCGAAAAAGAGCTGACCGGTTACATCGAGCGCCTGGGCGCTGATCTTGTGACAGAGATCATCCGCAAGTGCGGGGATCTGGGCGGCAGAAGCTGGGCCTATGTCCGCAAGGCTCTGGAAGAGGCCGACAGGCAAGGTTGCACGTCTGTGGAGGAGTACCGCAAGACGAACCCCATCGGGGCTGGCAGAAACTTGAGAGTTGATCGTGCAAAACCAAGCGGAAATAACTTTTTGGACATACCCTTGCAAAAAAACTTGCGAAGGCTGAAAAAGAAAGGTGAAGAAAGTGCCTAAATATCACGTTGTGGTGCTGTGCAGCGGCCCGGTAGGAGACGCGGCCCTGACCTACCGTCTGACCGCCAGCAGCCAGCAGGCCGCAGAATTTCACGCCTGCCAGATGGCGGGAGATCACTACCCGGAGTACCGAGATATTTATGTCAAGAGAACGGAGGTTTTGACACATGGCTGAGAAAAAGAAGATTGTCCGGCTGGCTGATGTTGGCGAGCTGGAAAACATCCTGAAAAAAGACCTTGCAGAGGAAGAAGCAAAAGGAAAGGATTCTGACACCCTGTTCTGTGAAAATGTTGCAGGTGAGCTGACGGATCTCGAAAGCCTTCCCACCATCGACCCGGAGAGGATAATCCCGGCCTGGCGCAACCCTGAAACCGACCCGCCGAAGGTCGAAGAAGAAGTGCTGATTATGTATCAGACCGCATCTGGAGAATTCGGAATCACAACGGCCCACTACGAAGATGGAACGCTCTTATCCCAAGATAGCATTTTTTACTGGGATGAGCTTGCAGCATGGGGCAAGTTGGATGAAGAACATGATGATTACATCATCCCCAAAGGGTGGTGGGAATATCGGCACTTCAATCAGGACGAAGTCTACAACAACCGGGTAGATTATCCTGTGATGGGCTGGATGCCGCTGCCGCCGAAGGAGAGACGCGCATGAAAGTGCTAATTGCCTGTGAGGAATCGCAGGAAGTATGCAAAGCGTTCCGGGCTCGTGGACACGAAGCCTATTCTTGCGACCTGATTGAGCCGTCCGGTGGACACCCTGAGTGGCATGTCCTCGGTGACTGCCTAAAGGCTATTGAGGGGGGGGGCAGGTCGTGACGATGGATGGAATCGCGCATGATGTGCCCCGCTGGGATATGATTATCGCATTTGTCCCCTGCACAAAGACGAGCAACGCGGGAGCAAGACACCTGTACAAGGGAGGAAAGCTCAATCTTTCCCGGTATTATGAGGGATTGTGCGGCAAGGCACTTTTTCTTGCCGTGTGGGCGGCAGATTGCGAAAAAGTGGTGATTGAGAATCCTACCCCCAGCAAGATTTTTGATTATCCAAAGCCTACGCAGGCAATCCAGCCCTACGAGTACGGACATCCATACAGCAAGAAAACGCTACTGTGGGAGCGCGGTGTACCGCCGCTGCACCCAACAAACATCGTAGAACCTACCGCGACATGGTGCCCGTCCGGCTCCTATTCGCACAAGCATGGTGAGCAACACAAGGGCATGTTTACCACTGACCGCGCAAAGAACCGGGCGAAGACTTTTCCAGGCATTGCAAAAGCAATGTCTGAACAGTGGGGGTGATACCGGATGAGAACCCAGAATCCTCCAATCGGCACGTCCATGTGGCATGTGCTGGAACACCTGTACTACGAAAAGACACGCGCGGGGCCGCTGATGGAATATGTGGTATGTGAAGCCCGTGTGACCGGCTATTTTCAGGGTGGCTACACCGAGATCAGGCTGACGGGAAAGAATGCGGGCGGGTTTATGACGCCGTACTCCTATCCACTGAAGGACATCGGTGAAAAGCTGTTTTACACGCCAGAAGAGGCTGCCCGGCTTGCAAAACGAATGACAGAGAACGAAGAGAAAATGCTCTGGTGCAGGGATCCACTGCGCAGGCCGTGGACGGAGTACATCGTGCCGGTAGCGGAACAAATGAGCTTATTTCAGGAGGTGAGCACATGAAAAAGCGGATTTACCTTGTTCTCGAAACGGAAGCGGACGAAGACGACAAGAGCATCCTTAGCGATATTGAGCAAGAACTTGGGATGGCTACGCATTATTTCGAAACCTGCTCTTATAGCGAAATCGGGTTTGAGGGCTTGTGGAGAAGCACATTCGAGCAACCGCCTAAGAAAGAAGATGCAGATGAAAACGGCTATGTGATGGCGATTGCTGGGCCGATTACAAAGTCCGATTGCGTAGGTTATCCATATAAGTGGTTGTGGAACGTCGTTGCAAAGCATCCATGCGCATACCCTGTTTGGAAGCCCATCAAGGAGGTCTGATACATGGCAACGACAGAAATGAACAAGTTGGACGCCGCCCTTACTGAGATGTGCATTGATGATTTGATTGGAGGAAAGCTATGAAAGCTGTGCTTTTGAGCATTCGGCCTGAATGGTGCGACCTCATCATTCGGGGGCAAAAAACCATTGCGGATGCCATCTGCGACATGGACGATGAGGAGCTGGCCAAGCGCCTTATCCCCATTGTCGTGAATCAGATGTGCGAGGACCATGTACACACGGAAGAAGAGGCGCTGAAGTGGCTCCAGCAGCCTGCCAGCTGCCTGAAGGAGTAAGGAGGACGAAATGGCAGAGCACTACAAGATTGACTGTGACAAGGTAGAGGACAGAAAGGCGCTGACCGTCATTCTCGCAATGAACGGCTACACCGTCCGCATGGGCAAAGAGAAGCGCGGCGGAAAGTCTACCTTGACCTACTTCGTGGAGTATTGGAGGGCTGACAATGAAGGGTAACACAGCGGACAGCGCCCGCCGCAGCTACATGGGCGCTCGCAGCCGGGCAGAGGGCGCAGGTTTTGAGGCCATCATCAGCTCCGCTTGCGACTACTACCGCGCAATCGGGCGGGCAGACATCGAGAAAACCCCGGAGCCGATGAAGCCCCTCGGTGGTGCAGATCGCTCCGGCAGATTTCTCGCCTGCTACACCAAACAGGCACAGCCAGACTACAAAGGCGTTCTCTCAGGCGGAAGAGCGGTCGTTTTCGAGGCGAAGCACACAGACACCGGTCGTTTGTTGTTCGACCGCGTATCAGCCGAGCAAGCCGCCTGTTTGCGCCGGATATCACGGCTGGGCGGTATCGCGTTCGTTCTGTGTTCATTCAATGGCCGGGAGTTCTACCGCATTTCGTGGCCGATCTGGGAAGACATGAAGAACGTGTTTGGCCGGAAGTACATCACCCCGGCGGATTTGGCAGAGTACCGTATCCGCGTTGCAGCGCCCGGAGTGTTGCTATTTTTGGAGGGAGTAAAGGAGAAAAAAGATGATCTTCACATGTGCACCTGAAAATGAAAAGCGAGACGGTGTAGATTACCGCACCGTCAAAGCGTGGTTCCAGCAGTGCAGAGACCTGGCGGAGAAGGTCGAGGCCCAGAAGCAGAAGATCCAGCGCATCCGGGACACTGCCGAAAAATGCACCCAGAGCATGAGCGGGATGCCCACGGGCGGTGGAGCCGGTGACAAGGTGGGCTTTGCCGTGGAGAGAATCGACACAGAAGAGCGGAACCTCAAGCAGATGGAGCTTGATCTCTGTGAACTGCGCATCGAAGCTGCCCGGCGGGCCTACTGCCTGAGCGGGTCTGCTCGGTCTGAAAAGCAAGCAAAGTGCATCTGCGGCTGGTATATCGACCTGAAGCCCCAAAAAAAGATCGCGGTGGACGTGGGCTTGTCCAGAGACAATTCGGTCTCTACCTACATCCACGAGGGGTTTGATGCTTTGGCAGAAATCTGGGAGGATGTACAAAACAACCATTGAAAGCGCTTTGATTTCTACGCTTTATTTGAATCGTTGTGAAACACATGTGAATCGAAGTGTGGTAAAATGACTACAAGCGGAACCGCGCAAAGCGGTGCGCCGCTTCTCAGCAGCTTCCAAAGCGCGGCCCCGTACGGATTCTCCTTTCGTTCATGCCGCTTAACGCTTTTCGCTCTGACACCGTGCTTTGCGGGCTGCTTCTATGCGAGAAATGGTGTCCAGACCGACCATGGAGGTTTAGGCGCAGTTCAAGTCTGCAATCTCGCACCGAACGCCGCAAAGTCTGTAACGCGGCAGATCTGACGCATGGAGTGATTCACCACCGGTGTGCGGGTGGGTGTGGGATTCCTGAAATCTTGCCCACGCCCTGAAACCTCCGCCCGTGAACAGCAGCACCGGAAATCTGAGCGGGCCAGCATGCCCCGCAGGATGTGCGTCAACTCAAGCAGCCCCGGCGGCGAACCGTGGGCTGTTTTTATTTGCTATATGGCCGCCTGAGCGCAGTATGGTGCGCGGCGCGTGTGTGTAGACACGGCTGGTTCGATTCCAAGGGCGGCGTTTTATACTCCAGTAGCTCAAGCGGTAGAGCAGCGGTCTCCAAAACCGCAGGTTGCAGGTTCGAGCCCTGCCGGGAGTGCCAGACTTTGCATGACCGTGGGGCGGCATGCAAAGAAGCGGGGCATCTGGCCGCGAAAGTTCCGGATGCAGCGGCAACGTCTTACTGTCCGGTAAAAGCAGATAATGGCGTTGCTGCTTATATTATGCAAAAAGCCCCGCCAAGCGGCAGGGCTTTGAATTACAAACCTTTAATCTGGTTGAGAAGTGCGGCACGCAATGCGTCCGTTTCTTCATCGGTTTCAGGCTTGTTCGGGTCGTCCGGGATATATTCCAGTATATCGCCGGGCTGACATTCCAGCAGTCGGCAGAGTGTTTCAATGGTAGCCCAGCTGACGAGTTCGCCCTTTCTCAACTGTGACAGGGTAGCTTGCCCGATGAGCTTTTCTTCTCGAATCCGCGTCTGAGTGTAACCGATTGCTTTAAGCGCTGGCAAAATTTCGATTTTGTACTTGATAGGCATCCTTAATCCCCCTTTCTTTCTACATCTATTATATATTGCATTATCACTAAAAACAAGTGAAAAATCAACAAGATTTGACACTTGAAGTTAGTGAAAATGCTAATAGAAATCACTTGAATCTGGTGATATAATACTTGCATGGAAAGGAGGTCAGAGGTGCAAGGGAGCAAATACCGGGAGGTGATGCTCCGTGACTAGCAAGGAGTTTGCAAAGCTCACCAGAGCCGAGCAGTTGGCACGATTTGACGCATACAAAAAAGCGGCCAGCGCTGGAACGCTGAACCGCTAAGACACAAGAAAGCCACCAGTCAAGAAGCCCCTTGCACCTCCATTTTATTTTTTTATAAGCGATTTGTCAAGATGAAATGTGAGGTTTTTACAATGAACTATCCTGTTACCAAAGAATTCTTCCTTCGTTCATCGCATATGGAAGAATCGGATCTCAATGATAGTCTGAAGGGGCTCATCGATGAAATTTGCCGACTTGTGAATCAGGCTTATGCTGATGGCATGGCCTTTAGCAAAAAGGAGAAAGTAAAATGAGCAACATTCAGATTTTCAACAACCCCGATTTTGGCACCGTCCGCACGCTGGACAATGACGGTACGGTTTTGTTTTGCGGCGCAGACATCGCCAAGGCACTTGGATACAGCAACCCGAGCAAGGCGCTCAACGACCACTGCAAGGGTGACCTAACGAAACGTTACCCCATCACGGATTCCCTCGGCAGAACACAGGATGCAATTTTCATCCCTGAATCCGACCTCTACCGGTTGGTGTTCGGCTCCAAGCTCCCCACCGCAGAGAAGTTCACCGACTGGGTGACGGAGACCGTTCTGCCGTCCATCCGCAAGAATGGCGGGTACATCGCCGGGCAGGAGCAGCTTACCCCGCAGGAGCTGATGGCAAAGGCGCTGCTTGTGGCAAACAAGACCCTTGCAGACCGAGAAGCCCGCATCTCGGAGCTGACCGTGCAGAACAACATCATGGCCCCCAAGGCAGAGTATTTCGATGAGCTGGTAGACCGCAATATGCTTACCAGCTTCCGTGACACGGCCAAGGAACTGGGCGTAAAGCCCAAGACCTTTGTAAACTGGCTGCTGGAAAAGAAATTCATCTACCGCGACCAGAAGGGCAAGCTCATGCCCCGTGAGGACAAGAACAACGGTCTGTTTGAGGTCAAAGAAGCCAAAAACGACAAGACCCAGTGGAGCGGCGTGCAGACGCTTATCACTCCCAAAGGCCGAGAAACGTTCCGGCTGCTGTATCTGTAAAATTTAGTTTTTGACCCTGCCCCGCACCGGGGCGGGGTTTTATTATGTCTCGATTTAGGAAGGTGGTGGCGGTGGGTGCGCAGCGGTTGACAGACAAGCAGAAAAAGAAGATCATTGCGGACTATGTGCAGCTGCAGAACTACACCAAGACCGCCAAGCTCAACGGAGTATCTGACACGACGGTAAAGCGGCTGATTTCAACGGCTCCGTCCGAAATGTTGAAAAAAGTTGAGCAAAAAAAAGAGCAGAACACACTTGAGATGCTGGACTACATGGACAGCAAGAAAGAGCGCGTTCAGGAGATCATAGACGTTTATCTCGGTGTCCTGACCGACCCGGAGAAACTGGAAGGGGCGACCCTGCAGCAGATCACCACGGCTCTGGGCACTCTGATTGACAAGTGGACGGTCATTGATGATCGCAAGAAGGGTGATTCCTTCCACCAGACCGTTGAGGATGACCCCATCACCAAGAGCTTGAAGGAGGAGTTTAAGAAATGAGCTTCTCCCCAAAGCAAAAACAGATCCTGACATTTCCGTATGAAAGCGACTATGATGCCCTGATCTGTGACGGTGCGGTTCGTTCCGGCAAGACCTCCATTATGTCTTTGTCCTTCGTGCTCTGGATGATGGCAGAATTCAACCATTGCTCCTTTGCCTTTTGCGGAAAGAGCGTGGGTGCGGTGGAACGCAACATTGTTCAGCCGCTTCTGTCTGTCCGGTATTTGCAGCAGCAGTTCCAGATCACCTACAACCGCAGCGGCCACGTTATCACGGTGCAGCGCGGCAGCAAGGTAAACATGGTGTACCTGTTCGGCGGCAAGGACGAAAGTTCTTACATGCTCATTCAGGGCATCACGCTGGCCGGGGTGCTGCTGGATGAGGTGGCGCTCATGCCCCGCAGCTTTGTGGAGCAGGCGCTGGCCCGATGCTCTGTCACCGGTGCCAAGTTCTGGTTCAACTGCAACCCGGAGAACCCCGAACACTGGTTTCGCAAGGAGTGGATTTTACAGGCCAAAAAACACCGTGCACTGCATCTGCACTTTTTGATGGACGATAACCCGTCACTGGATGAGCGCACCCGGGAACGCTACCACAGCATGTACAGCGGCGTGTTCTATGAACGCTACATTCTGGGCCGCTGGGTGATGGCCGAGGGCCTGATCTACGATATGATGGACACCACCGCCAACACCTACCGCCCGCAGGACGCACCGGTGGGATTCAAGAGCCTTTCCACCCGTACCATTACATGCGACTACGGAACCACCAACCCGACCGTCTACCTCGATGTATACGATGACGGCGAGAAAGTCCGGGTGCATCGGGAATACCGGTGGGACAGCCGCCAGGAACACAGGCAGAAAACAGATGAAGAGTATGCCGATGACTTCATGGAGTTTATGGGGAAAGACCCCTGCGCCGCCATTGTTGACCCGGCGGCAGCGTCCTTTATCACGGCTCTGCGCCAGCGTGGCGTTTATGTGATAGAAGGAAACAACGACGTGCTGAACGGTATCCGCAAGTGCAGCACACTCCTTTCCCACCGCGATCTGCTGATCTCCACCGACTGTGAGGGACTGCTGGACGAGCTCGGCACATACCGGTGGGACGATAAAGCCGCCCTCATGGGAGTGGACAAGCCCATCAAACAGCAGGATCACGGCCCGGATGCCCTGCGATACTATATCAACTCACTGCCCGATTGGAGGTTTGAACGTGTCCAGACGTAACAAAAACCGCCCCGCCGGGGGCGCAGAAAAACCGATGACGGCCACGCTGGACGCATTTTCCAACCCGCTGTTCTCGCTGGGGTACGGCTCCCAGAGCCCGCTGGAAGCGACGGAATACCCGCTGACCCGGATGACAGACAATTACGCCCTGCTGAACAGCCTGTACCGCAGCAACTGGGTGGTGCAGAACGTTGTGGGCCTGCTCGTGGACGATATGCTGCGAGAGTGGTACGACCTCAAGAGCGCCACACCGGAGCAAGGAAAGGCGATCCAGACTGTGGAGCGCTCCACCCGGCTCCGGGACCGCGTGAGCACTGGCCTGAAATGGGGCCGCCTGTATGGCGGTGCCGCCGGGCTTATCCTCATTGACGGGCAGGAGGACCTTTCCCGCCCGCTGGATGCAGAAGCTATTCTTCCCGGCAGCTTCCGGGGGCTGTACATCCTCGACCGCTGGCAGGGAATCAGCCCGGATGCAGGTCTGACCTTTGAGGGCGGGGAGCTTGTGCCGGAGTACTACAGCATCAACGATGCCGCCGGGCATACTGCCGCCCGTGTCCATCACTCCCGCCTTGTGCGGTTCGTGGGCCGGGAGCTCCCCGATCTGGAACGGCAGGCGGAGCTTTACTGGGGCGAGTCCGAGGTGGAAGCGCTCTATAATGACGTGGTAGCACACGACAACGTAAGCGCCAACATGGCCGCTCTGACCTTCCAAGCGAACGTCAACACCATGGAGGTAAAGGGCCTGGAGCAGCTGCTCTCCATGTCCAGCCCGGATGTGCAGCGGCGTTTCTGGAACACCATGCAGGCCCAAAAAGTCCTGCGTTCCAATTTCGGAATGCAGCTGGTGGAGCAGGGAAATAAGATCAACAACACCCAGTACACCTTTGCTGGCCTGTCTGACGTGTACGAGAGCATGTGCCTGAACCTGTGCGGTGCGTCCCACTACCCCATGACCAAGCTGTTTGGCCGTTCCCCGGCGGGCATGAACGCAACCGGCGAAAGTGACCTGAAAAACTACTACGACTACGTGGACACCCTGCGGGAAAGCAAACTGCGGCCCATTCTGGACAAGATGCTTCCTGTAGTGGCCCGCAGCGCAGGCATTGAGCAGCTCGACCTTGATGTAACGTTCCCGCCGCTGTGGACACCCACTGCCAGCGAGACGGCGACAATCGCCAAGGAAAAGACCGATGTCATCATTGCGGCGTTTCAGGCCGGGCTTCTGGACGCAGATGTGGCAATGCGTGAGCTCAAGAAACTGGAGGACGAGACCGGCCTGTTCGGCTCCCTGACAGACGAACTGATCGCCGCAAAGCAGGGCCAAACCTACCAGGACGTGACCGCCCTGCGCGACCCGCTGGCGGGGCTGTTGACAGAAAAGACGCGGGAAGATACTGAGGAGGGCGAGTAAAATATGCCTACTCTTGCCCGTGCATCCCCTGAGCGGGAACTGCAGCGCCTCATCCGGCTGTACCTCAAGGCGGAGACGGACATTATCAACGAGATCGGCCGCCTGCGCAGCCGCAGTCTTGTGGATTATCACGCCGTGGCCGCGCTGGAACGGGTGCAGGAGATTCTCCGAAAGCTGGAAACGGATGAATGGGAGTATGTGCCCCGCATGGTCGAGGCGCAGTTTTACGTCCATCACCCGGAAGCCCGGACGATTCCCGGCGAGACCGTGGAAAAGCACCTGCGCGGCTACACCAACGCCCAGAGCCTTACCAGCACCCAGACGGATATCGTGCAGAAGCTCACGATGAACCTCATGGGTCAGCTGGTGGACGGGAACATGAGGGCGCTTTCCACTCTGCAAAGCGCCCTTCTGGGTCGGACTGAGCCGGACGTTTACCGGCGTATCGGTCTGGAGCAGGTGGCGGCACAGCAGGCTGTGGGAAGGGGTGTGAACCAGAGCGTTCCCGCCTTTGTGGATGCTCTGCGCCGGGAGGGCGTGACGGCATTCACGGACAAGGCAGGGCGAAATTGGAGCCTGCACACCTATGCCACCATGGTCTCCCGCACCACATCCCGGCAGGCTGAAATCCTTTCTGTGGTGACGCAGGACGAGGGGCAGGACTTGTATCAGATCAGCTCCCACGGCACCACCTGCGCCCTCTGCGCCCCCTATGAGGGACGGGTATACAGCAAGAGCGGAAAAGACCCGCATTTCCCGCCGCTTTCGGATGCCTTCGGAAAAGTAGACCCTGCAGGGCCGGATGACCTAACCAACAGCTGGTTAAACATCCATCCGAACTGCATGCACGCTCTTCGCCCCTGGACACCCGCCGGGCGGACGGAGAAAGAACTGGAACGGATCAGGCGATTTTCTGACCCCAGAACGAACCCCTACAGCCGAGACCCGCGCACCAAAGCACAGATCGAGGCTTACCGCAAAAAGGAGCAGGGCCGCTCCAAGTGGCTGCGGGATTACCGCCAGTGGGAAAAATACCGCACGGCTCTGGGCGACAAAGTGCCAAAGACCTTTGAGATCTTCCAGCGGCACAAGCTGGCAGATGACGAAAAATATCACAAATGGATGAAGGCATACAGAAGCGGAGGTGATGCCGATTGATTGCGTACTATGGAAGCAAACTGAGCCCTCACATGACGGAAACGCCGGAGGGCTTTTTAATTTGCCACGATGTCAAAATCGCCCGTACCGGCACGCAGAACTATCTGGCCCGGGAGATCGGGCTGGACGGGATGCCGGAGCGTGTTCTTCAGGTGACACGAAGCGCCGAGGATGTGTTTGACCCGGCGGCAATTGCCAGCTTTGAGGGCAAGGATGTCACAAACACCCACCCCTCGGAGATGATCGTGCAGGAAAACCAGGCCGCCTACTCCAAAGGCCACGCAGAGAATGTGCGCCGAGTGGGTGATTATCTGGTGGCTGACCTGTACCTGAAAGATCCCACTCTGATCTCCGAGGTCAAGAACGGGGCCATGCGGGATGTGTCCTGCGGCTATTACTGCCAGTACGAGGCAGACGGTGCAGGATACCGGCAGACCCATATCAGAGGCAATCACATTGCCATCGTGCCCCGTGGGCGCGCTGGCCGTGATGTCGCAATAAAAGACAGTGCCGCCGAACTTCCGGCGGAGAAAGGCAAGGTAAAACACATGAGCAAGAGCAAGAATCTGCTGTCTCTGTTCGGTCTGGCGGCAAAGAACGCGGCCCCCGAAGAGCTTGACAGCATGGTGGAGACCGCTGCCGCAGCGCTGGATGCAGCACCCGCCGTTCCGGCGCAGGATGCAGACCCCGCTAAAGACACAGATCCAACTGACACCCAGAATACCGCTGTTCTGGACGCGCTGAACAACCTTTCCGGCAAGCTGGATCAGCTGATCGCTGCCAACACCAAGAAGGCAGAGGACAAAGAGCCGGAAGACCTGGACAAGGTGATCGCTGAAATGTCCGGCGAAAAGCCTGACAAAAAGGAAAAGGACGAGGACGAAAGCGGCTCCACCACTGTTCCTTCCGAGGACGAGTGCGCAAAGCCTGCCGCCAATGACAGCGGCCTGGCTCTGCTGAAAGCTATGCGCCCCATCATCAACGGCATTCAGGACAAGGCCACCCGTGATGCTCTGTCCAAGACTCTGATCGAGCAGGTCAAGGGTACCAGCTCCGTGGATGCCATCGCAAAGGCTGCGCAGGACAGCGCCGCCGCTGCCGCCAGCGCATCCGGTAAGAACCGGTATGAGCAGTTGTGCCAGGCTTCCCAGTCCGCTTACAACGACCGCAATCCCCACATGAAGAAGGAGGGCTAAAAAAATGTCCCTGAATACTCAAATTATCGGCAAGACCATGCCCCACGGCTTTGCTGGCACTTATGCCCGTCAGCCGGATATGATCGTCAACACCCGCCCCGTTGGCGGCACCGAGAACATCCCCTTTGGCACCGCCCTGAAGTACGACGGCGGCAAAGTCGTGGTGATGGGCGGCACCGGCACTACCGCTGCACAGTTCGCAGGCATTGCGGGCAGCGAGGTCAAGAGCGCCCTGGTTTATCCTGACCAGAACGGCGGCAAATACGCCCCCGGCGAGGCCTGCAGCGTGTTCCAGCGCGGCAGCATCAACGTGCTGTGCCAGCGCGGTACCCCGGCCCTGGGCGGTGACGTTTACGTCCGCATTACCAAGACCGCAGACTACGCCACCGCACTGGTAGGCGGCTTCGAGGCGGAAGCGGACGACAAGACCGCCGGAAACTCCGTCAAACTCACTAACTGCCAGTGGGGCGGCGCGGCTGATGCCAACGGCGTGGCCGAGCTGGTCATCCTCACCCGTGCAAACGCCTGATAGGAGGGCTTAGACTATGGCAAACTTCCAGAACGTCGGCACCACCAATGCCGGTACTTTCACCGTAAACAACGCCGGTGCTGCGCTGCCCGGCGGCACTCCCACCATGGACGCGGCTGCCATCCAGAGCGGCAATGCGTTCCTCACCAGCGAGCTGGAAAAGCGTGACCCGCTGATCCGCAAGCCCCTCACCAGCGTCACCTATCCCCGTGATATCCCCATCGAGGTAGGCGGCGGCTGGGTGGATTACGTCTCCGCCATGTCCGTGGCCTACGGTATGGCGGGCGGCTCCGGCGCTTCTGCCGTCAACGGCGGCGGTTCCAACGGCATCCCTGTGGTGCAGGCCAGCGTGAGCAAGGGCGCGTTCAAAGCCCATGTCTTTGCCGCCGCTCTGCGTGTGATGTTCGTGGATATGCAGCGCGCAAACTTCATTGGCCGCAGCCTTGACCAGATGCTGCAGGACGGCATCCGGCTGGCTTATGACAAGCACATGGATCAGAACACCTATATCGGTTTCGACGAGTACGCCACCACCGGCCTGGTCAACAACCCCGATGTCACCAAGACCACTGCCGCAACTTCCGGCACGGCTTCTTCCACCAAGTGGGCGGACAAGACCCCCAAGCAGATCCTGACGGACATCAACAACGCCATCACTGCCGTGTGGGCTGCCAACGAGTACGACGAGGCAGGCATTCCCAACCACATCCTGATCCCCTACGAGCAGTACAGCTACATCACCACCACTATGGTGAGCGACCTGGGCACTGAGACCATCTACGACTTCCTGAAAAAGCACAACGTGGCCGCAAACCACGGCGTGGATCTGGAGATCGTTCCCACCCGCTGGGTCAAGGGCGCTGGCACTTCCGTCGGCGACCGCATGGTGGTTTACGTCAACAACCGCCGCTTTGTCAAGGCAGACGAGCTGGTGCCCCTGTCCCGCGTGATGAGCGCTCCCAATGTCACCAATGTCTGCTACGACACCGCCTATATGGCAAACGCATCCGAGGTGCAGCTCATGTACCAGACCTCCATGCTGTACGTAGACGGCATCTGATCAGGAGGTGGCAGAAATGGCTTTCGTGCTTTCCAAGGCAAACATCATCCTGCCCAGCGCAGACGGCTTCCAGACCTTCCCGCTCCACCGGGAGCAGCTGGTCGAAGTGCCGGACTGGGCGGCAGAGACGGCCTATTTCAAGGCGCTGGTGGCCGATGGTGACATTGTACCCACTGGCCGCAGCGACAAGGCCGTGCAGGATGCCGCAGACAAGCCCGTCCGCAAGAAAAAGACTGCGGACTGGGACAAGCCTGCCGAACCGCAAGAGCCTGCTGACCCGCAGGAAGACTGAGGAGGCTGCCCATGTGCTGGACGATGAAACCGCAGTTTCAGGGCGTTCTTGCGCAGGCCGCAAATCTGGGGCAGAGCGTGGGCAATTACACCGCAGAGCAGTTCAAGGCGGAATACCCGCAGTTCTGTGACGCGGACGGCAATTGCCACCTGCCGGATGTGATGCTGGAAGAGATCGTGAAAATGGCAAACGTCAGCATTCAGCCTGATAAATGGCTTGACAGCTGGCATTATGCCGTGGGGCTTTATGTGGCCCACTACGTCACTTTGCAGCTGCGTACCTATGCGGAGAGCACCGCCACCCCGGCGCAGGCGGCAGCGTCCGGCGCTCTGGTGGGTGTGGTGAAGTCTGCCACACTGGGCGACAGCTCCGTGACCTACGACACCAGCGCCCTGACCGCAGGAACAGAGGACTGGGGCGACCTGAACGCCACCACCTACGGCCAGATGCTTGCAAACCGTGCCCGCTTTATCGGTGCGGCCGGAACTCTCGTGATGTGAGGTACACAAATGAACTGGAATGACTGGTATACTGACCTGATGGAAATCAGGCGCACGGAAACTGTGAAGGATGGCCAGCTGAGCCGAAAGGAACGGAAGGTCGTCCGCTCCGGCGTTCCATGCAGGGTGTACCGCAGCCAGGACAAGCCCCTCACCATGACCCAGACCGCAGCCAATGTCCAAAAAACGGACAAGCTGGCCTGTGATATCAATGTGGATATCAAGCCCGGCGATGAGCTAGTGATCCACAGGGGGGCACGGCTGGGGCACGCCGTGCAGGAGACCCGGTACTTCGCCGGGGATCCTGACCTGTACTATGAGCCCTTCGGGGCCGTGCTTCCCGGGCTGGCCCACCAGGAGGTCGTCCTTCTCAGCCAGGAGCGTGTGAAATGAACCTGCAGGAGTACATCAAGAAGCTGGAGGCGGCGCAGGCCGCTTTGCCAGAAATGCTCGCAGACGTTGCCCGCAATGCCACCCTCCGGGCCGTGGAAGCGGCACAGGATAAGACTCCTCCCACGGCTGACAGCCTGAGCGGAACCAACACCCGCACCGGGGAGCTGAAACAGCACTGGGCTGCCGACAGCCTCACCGAGCCAGAAAGGCGAGGTGGCGAAATCGTCACTGAGCTGAACAATAACAAGGAGTATGCATCTTACGTCAACGACGGCCACCGGATGGACAAGCACTTTGTGCCAGGGCTATACGCAAATCCCTATACCGGGATGCTGGAATACGACCCAGGCCGCCGGGACGAGGTGGGCATGATGGTGGGCACGAAAACAACCTACGTTGAGGGCCTGCACATGTCCGATGCGGGGATTGAAGCCTATAAGCGCACCGTGAAGATAGAGACAGAAAAAGCCGTGAACAAGCTGGGAGAGATGCTGAAATGAACTTTACCATTACAACGCTGGCCCGGTCTCTGGCGGAGTATCTGGCTCCCTTCCTGCCCGGCGTGCAGATGCTGGAAGACCCTGCCCAGCAAGGCGTGAAACCGCCCTGCATGTTTATCCAGCAGCGGGGCAGCGATATCAAGCCTTACCCCGGCGGGCGCTGGCTGCGCACCATCCGGCTCGACCTGACCTATCTGCTGGACTATAACCTCACAGACCTGCGCCAGCAGTACAACAAAGCCGCTGAGGCGCTCGATTTCTGTATGGAAACATTTCCTTATTCCGATGGAACAGAAGCGGAAAAGCTCCTGCATACCTACGAGCGCAGCGCGGATATCGACGATGACGGCCTGCATTACAAGGTTGAGCTGCGGGTCTTTGTGGAAAAGCCTGTGGACGCTGTGAAGATGCAGACCCAGACCGTGAATCAGAAGGTGGACCAATGAAACAGGAAGAAACCCAATACAGCCGGGAAGTGCTGCTGAAAGACCCGCATTTTGCGGGGTATCAGCCGGATTTTCTGGCTGTTGTTTTACACAAACCGTTTTACACCCTCGCAGAGGCTGAGGCCGCTGTGAAAGAATTTTGGAAGGAGTGACACCTATGGCAGCAGGCGGAACCTGGACCGTACAGAACAAGGTGCGGCCCGGCATTTACTTTAAATTTCGCTCCAAGAACCAGCAGAATCTGACCGTTGGCGACCGTGGCAAGGTGACGATCTGCGAACCCATGAGCTGGGGGCCCGTCGGCAAGGTGATGGAGATCGCCGCCGGGGAAGACCTGACCCCCTACACCGGCTACGACATCACAGACGCACACAATCGCTTTGCATCCATGATCTTCAGCGGCTCCAACCGCACCGCAGCACCCACAAAGCTGCTGCTTTACCGCCCGGCCGCTGCGGACAGCGCAAAGGCCACCGGCGCTATCACCCCGCTGACGGCTACCGCAAAATATCCCGGCTCCCGAGGCAACGACATCGTGGTGATCGTCACCGCACTGACGGAACCTGCGGGCAGTTTCCAGGTCTCCACGGTCGTTGACGGTGTGGTGAAGGATCAGCAGACTGGCAAGACCGTTGCAGACCTGACCGGCAATGATTGGGTGGATTTCAGCGGCACGGGCACTCTGGCCGCAAATGTCGGCACCCAGCTTTCCGGCGGCAAGGACGGTGAGGTGAACTCCGCCGCATACAGCACCTACCTGACGAACATTGAGTCCTACAACTTTGATTCCATGCTGTACGACGGCGAGGATGCCACCGTAAAGACCGCGATGGAGACCTTTATCAAGCGCGTGAACACCGAAGTGGGCCGCTTCTCTCAGCTGGTGGAAGCCAATGCCACCAACCCTGACACTCGCTTTATCGTCAACGTGTGCGGCGGCCTGGTAATGAACGACGGAACCACCCTGACCCCGAAAGAGGCAGTCTGGTGGGTCGGCGGTGCGCTTTCCGGCGCGACCTACGCCAACGACCTGACGAATGCCTCCGTTCCCAATGCGGTGGACATCTCTCCCAAGATGACCCACAACCAGTATGTGGATGCCATCAATGCGGGAAAGTTTGTTTTCAACGCAGATGACGGCACCGTCCGGGTGGAGTATGACATCAACTCTCTGGTGACCTATACCAGCGAGATCGGCGAGGTGTACCGCTACAACCGCACCATGCGGCTGTGCAACACCATTGCCAACGACCTGTACAAGCAGTTTGCCCAGAGCTATGTTGGCATTGTGGACAACACCGAGGACGGTCGCCGCCAGTACAAGAGCGCCATCGTGAAGTATCTGGATCAGATCCAGGCATCCGGCGGCATCCAGAACTTTAACGGCGAGACGGATGTCATTGTGGAAGCAGGCGAGGCAAAGGATGCCGTGCTCATCACGCTGGCCATCGAGGCCGTGGGCAGCACCAACAAGATCTATATCACCCTGGATGTGGCGTAAGGAGGTACAAAGATGAGTTATTTAATGGCCCAGGACACCCTGAACGGTGCAGAGGGCAAAATTACCATTACTCGGAACGGCCGCATTCTGGAAGCCGCAGGTATGCGGAACATCAAGACCATCGCGGGCATTCAGACTTCGGACATGAAGACCATCGGCACCCGAAAGGTGCAGAAAAAGGCCAACGGTGTCACCCAGACCGGTACCGGCAACGTCTATTTCGGTTCCAACGGCAGCAACCTGTTCACCGATATGGTGCTGAACTACATCGAAAACGGCGTGCAGGATCTGTTTGACATCACCATCACCAACCAGGACCCCACGTCCAGCGTGGGCGCGCAGGTAATGGGCTACTATGGCTGTGTGCTGACCGGTGATATCCCGCTGTCCATTCTGGACGACGAGGAGGCCATGCTGAACTACGATTTCAATTTCAGCTATACCAGCGTCAAGCGTCTGGAAGCATTCAAAGACCCTGCCAACCTGGGCAGCAACTGATTTTAGGAGGTATTTTTTATGAGCGCACTTTCTGCATTTCTGAATCCCACCGTTACCACCGAGGAAAAGGAGGTCATCATCTCCAAGCGTTTTCTGGGCGAGGACGGCAAACCGACCCCGTTCAAGATCCGCTCCCTGACCCAGGAGGAAAACGCTGCCATCATCAAAGCGGCCACCAAGCAGAAAAAGGTGGACGGCCAGTGGCAGGATTCCATTGATGCCAACGAGCTGAGTGCCCGCACCATCGTGGAAGCTACCGTTTTCCCGGATTTCCGCAGCGCGGAGCTGTGTGAGGCCTACGGCACCAAAGACCCGGTTCAGGTTCCCGGCAAGATGCTTCTGGCTGGCGAGTTTGGCCGCCTGATCGATGCCGTGAGCAAGCTCTCCGGCTTTGACAAGAGTCTGGACGAAGAGGCAAAAAACTGATTTCCGGGGGCAGCTGGGATATCGACGTGCTGGTGGCTTACTATTGCTTCGTTAACCTCAGCTGGCCCCCGGGCAAGTACGATGCCCTGCCGGTGCGTGAAAAGGCGCTGGTGAGGGCATTTGCTTTGCGCTCCATGGAAAAGCGCAGAGAAGAGAGCCAGCGAATGAAGGAGGCGGGACGAAATGGCTAAGATTCAAGAAACGCTTGTCCTTCAGGATCGGTTTTCCTCTTCCTTTGGTGCATACATTCAGGCTGCGCAGAGAGCATCCAGCTCTACCACAACGGCACAGGCAGCGGCCCGGAACTATCAGTCTGTTTTGAACAGCGTTTCCCGACAGCTGATCTCCGCAAATGCGAAGTTTGAATCGTATGTGGCCCAACAGGAAGAAATGGTTGCCGCCGGGCAGCAGAACACGGAAGCGTTCAAAAAGTTGGACACCCAGACCGAGAAGCTGGGCGCAACCATCCGAGGGCTGGAAGCGCAGCAGCAGACCCTGACCCAATCCATGGAAGCGGCTGAAAACGCCGCCAGTGTGGCGGCATCGGCCAAAGATGAGGCGGCAGCAGCCACAAAGCGGCTGCAGGAGCAGGAAAATATGGCGCAAAGCGTCACCAACTCCCTGACATCTTCGGTTCTCCGGCTGGCCGCGTCCTATGTCAGCATTCAGGGCTTGAAAAAGGCCGTTGATCTGTCTGACAGCTTGGTCTCCATGCGTGCCCGGCTTGACCGGATGAACGACGGCCTGCAGACCACGCAGGAGCTGGAAACGATGATCTACCAGTCCGCCCAGCGTTCCAGGGGCAGCTTTACCGATACCATGGGGCTGGTCTCCCAGCTGGGCACCATGGCCGGGGATGCCTTCAGCAGCTCCAAAGAGATCGTGCAGTTTGCAGAGCAGCTGAACAAGCAGCTGGCCCTTTCCGGAGCGTCCGGCGCGTCTGCGCAGGCCGCGATCCTCCAGCTGGAACAGGGGCTTGCATCCGGCGTGCTGCGCGGTGACGAGCTGAACAGCGTGATGGAGCAGGCCCCGGCTCTGGCAAAGTCCATTGCAGACTATATGAAAGTCAGCGTGGGCGAGCTGCGCGAGATGGGCTCTCAGGGCTTGATCACTGCTGACATCGTGAAAAACGCACTGTTTGCGGCGGCCAAAGACACGAACGCAGAGTTTGAAAAGACCCCCATGACCTGGGCGCAGGTCTGGACGGTGGCAAGCAACACCGCCGTCCGGGCGCTTGACCCGCTGCTGACGGCCATCAACTGGGTGGCAAACAATCTGGATGTTGCAATTCCTCTGGTAGTCAGCCTGGGCGCGGCGTTCGGTGTGCTTCTGATCGCCGCCAACTGGACAAACATCCTCGCGACGGCCACAAAAACAGCCGCGTCCAGGCAGGCATTCTATAACGCTGTTATGGCAGCAAATCCTATCGCCCTGACTGCTGCGGCAGTTCTGGTGCTGGTGGCTGCTCTGTATGGCGGTGTGGCAGCATTCAACAAGCTGACCGGTTCCAGCATTTCGGCCACGGGCATCATCACGGGAGCATTTGCGACTGTGGGCGCATTCGTCTTCAACGGCGTTCTGGTCCCGCTGCAGAACGGCTTTGCTGCTTTTGTAAATTTCCTGGCGAATGCGTTCAACAACCCCCTGGCTGCAATCAAAATCGCATTCTACGACATGGCGATCACGGTAATGCAGTACTTGCAGAACATCGCGCAGGGGCTGGAGGGCCTGCTGAACAAGATCCCAGGCGTGACCGTGGACTTGACCAGCGGCGTGAATGCCACGGTCACAAAGCTCCAGCGCGACCGTAAATATGAAAAGTGGGTCAGCGGTTACACGGAAGTCGTCAAGCCGTGGGAAAACATCGACCTTGGCAAGGCCTATAAGGCCGGTCGCGATTGGGGCGCGAACCTCGGAAAATCCGGCCTTATGGGCACCGGCACGGGAGAGCTGGAAATTCCGCAGGCGGCAGACGTGAAAGACCTGCTGGGCAACATCGACAAGAACACCGGCAAGATCGCAAAGACCGTGGATCTGTCCGATGAGCAGATCAAGATGCTGGTGGATGTGGCAGAGCGGAAGTACGTCAACAACGTCAACCTGACAAGCCAGACCCCCATGATCACCGTGCAAGGCCAGAACACCGGCAATACCGAAAAGGATGCCCGGAATTTGGCAGACACCCTGAGGGACGTTCTGGTGGATCTGATGAACGCAGGCAGCACCGTCACCGTGCAGTAAGGAGAAAGAAATGTCCCTGTATAAGCTGTATTTTTCCAGCGGCGCAACGGTGATCGCCCTGCCCATCAACCCGGAAAAGCTGCCGGAGACCCTTTCTGCCGACAACGGAACTTATAACGTGCTGGGCCTTGGCCCCATCATGCAGCCACGCACGCCGAACCTGCGCACCGTGTCCATTTCGGGCTTGCTGCCCGGTCGGCGGCTGCCGGGCCAGACCGGCATTCATCTGCCCCCGGCGGTGTATATGGCGTTCTTCACCACCGCCATGAAGAAAAAATCCCCCATCGTCTACACGCCCGTCCGGTTCTATGAGAACGGTGTTCCGTTCCTGGGGCCGAGCCTTGGCTTTCGGTGCCTCGTTACCAGCTTCAAGGCAGAGGAGCGCGGCGCTGAGACGGGAGATTTCTATTTTGACCTGAGCCTGACCGAGTACAAGGATTACTCCCCGCAGAGGGCTGTTGTGCAGGGCGCTGGCCAGACCGGAACCTTTTCCCCGGCCAGTATCGTCTCTGATGTGGCCAGCGTGGCCGCACGGGCCGTTTCAGCAGCTATGGCGGTAAACACTGCGGTGGATGCGGCGGGCTCTGTAAAGCTCTCTCTGACCCCAACCAGAACCACCCCGGCAGACAAGCTCGTTGTGGGGGCCAGACGGAAAGCCACCGGGAAAGTTTACGGCACCGGCAGCGGGGAGGAAGTTCTGACCAGCATCCATGGCCAGATCGTTGTGGTGCGGCGCATCATCGACCGCGCCCGGCCCTGCCCCGTCTGCGTGGCAGACACCGGCGGCACTGTGCTGGGCTGGATGCCGGAGAACAGCCTGCAGGAGGTGGAAGGATGACCTATGAGCTTTTGGCCGCTCAGAAAGCCACCGGAAACACCCTGAACCTGACGAACAGCACCACGCAGGTGGTCTGGTCTACCCAGCGCACCGGTCAGCCGGGCAAACTGACCTTTACCTATCTTCGCACCCCGGAATCCAAACTGGAAGAGGGAGACGTGATCCGCTTTTCTGTGAATGGTCAGCTTCAGTTTTACGGTTGGGTGTTTACCCGTGGCTTTGACCGCTGGGGGCCGGTGGACGTGGTCTGCTATGACCGAATCCGGTATCTCAAGGCCAATGCCAGCTACTCCTTCTACGGCCAGAGCGCCGGGGACATCATCCGGCAGATCGCGGAGGACTTTGAGCTGGACGTGGGCGAGCTGGCCGACACCGGCTATAAGCTGCCCTCCCTCATCATGCAGGACAAAAGTTGCATCGACATCATCAACACTGCCTTGCAGAAGACCCTGCTCAACACCGGCAAGATCTACGTGTTTTACGATTCCGGTGACGGACTGGCCCTCAAAGAGGCCAACGACCTGAAAACCGATATCGTCATCGGTGATTACAGCCTGATGACGAACTACACCTTCGATTCTTCCATCGACACCCAGACCTACAACAGCATCAAGCTGGCCCGGCCCAATCAGGAGACGGGAAAAGCAGATGTTTTTGTGATGAAGGATTCGGAGCACATCGGGAAGTGGGGCCTTTTGCAGCTGTACCAGACCGTGGACGAGGCCGCCAACGACGCTCAGGTAAAGGAACAGGCGAAAGTGAGCCTGGAGTATTACAACCGGGTATTGCAGCAGCTCAAGCTTTCTTCTCTTGGCGTTCCGAGCCTGCGGGCCGGGGCGCTGATCCTGGTGAACCTGTCCGATCTGGACGGCGAACCGTTCAAACAGTATGTCATGCTGGAAAAGGTGGAGCACACCTTCAAAAATGACGAGCACACCATGGAACTGGAAGCAAAAGCACTGTAAGGAGGGAGAAGCGTGGATTTACTGGCAGTATTGCAGGAGATCTACCGGCAGGCCAACGATGCCGGGCAGCCCACAGACCTGCAGATCGGAACAGTGACAAAGGCCCCACCGGATGATGATGAATTGGAAATCCAGATCAGTGAAGCAATGGCCCCGCTGAAGCAGGCTGTGCTCTATCTGGCAGAGCCTGTCATTGAAAAGAAGATTCCCATCCTGCGCCACCGGCACGAGATCAAGATCCTGAAGCACAAGCACGCAACGCCATCCGGCCCTAGCGAGGACGCTTTCACGGCTCCGCCCTACTTTACGGAGTGGTCGGCTCTTTCGGATGGGTTTGACGCAAAGGTTCAGGCAGAAAACTTTGTGGGCTGGGAAAACGGCGCTGCGCTACCTTTGAGCAAGGACAAAAAGTACATCATCCTGAACCCGGCCCTGAAAGTCGGGGACAAGGTGCTGCTGCTCCGCGTTCAGAGCGGCCAGAAATTCATTGTGCTTTCCCGAGTATACGGAGGTGATTCGTAATGGCTACGCTTCCTACAGGATCGTCCATCGACCTTTCCGGCGGCGTGGAGTACGTTTCTCAGCCGTCCAGAACCTGGTTCATTGACCAGATATCTGGCCGCATCACCGGGGAATGCGATGGGTACGAGGCTGTAAAACAGGCCGTGAACATCATTCTGAATGTGGAACGTTATCGCTGGCAGATCTTCCGCTCTTACAGCGGCATGGAGTGGGAGGGGTTGCTGGGGCAAGACCCGGGCTATGTGGCTGCCGAACTGCAGCGCCGCCTGGAAGAGGCCCTGACCGTGGATGACCGGGTGACCGGCGTGAAGGACTTCTCTTACACGGTGCAGGGACAGGCCCTGACAGCGTCCTTTACCGTCTCCACGATCTACGGCGAAATGCAGGCAAGCACGGAGGTGAACACCGCAGCATGATCGATTTTTCTACCGCACAGTACCGGGCGATTCTGGACTATATGCTGTCTCAGATCCCGGACGACTACGACAAGCGGGACACAAGCCCTATCCCAACAGCTCTTTCTCCCGCCGCCTATGTCTTTGAGGGGTTCTTCCTTTCCCTGAACATGGTGCAGCGGCAGGCGTTTTTTCAGACAGCCACTGGCAGAGCGCTGGATCTGCTGGCCCCCATCGCCACCGTTACCCGCAAGCAGGCCACGGCGGCGGTGAGAAAAGGCGAGTTCAATATTGATATCCCGCTGGGCAGCCGGTTCTCTACCATCAACGGCGCGGACAGTATCAATTTTATTGCGCTGTCCGCCCTGGGTTCTGGGCACACCTACCGCCTTCTGGCCGAAACACCCGGCACCATCGGCAACGACTACACCGGCCCTATCCTACCCATCGACACCATTCAGGGCCTGACCTCTGCCCGGATCTCGGATATCCTGACACCCGGAGACGAGACCGAGACCGATGACGAATTCCGCGCCCGCATCGAAGCATCGCTGAACAGCCGCTCCTTTGGCGGCAATGTTGCCCAGTACGTGGAAGAGATCAAAAAGCTGGACGGTGTGGGCGCTGTGCAGGTGTACCCGACATGGAGAGGCGGCGGCACGGTGCTCTGCTCCGTTCTGGGTGCGGACTGGCTGCCTGCATCCACCGACCTTGTGCAGACCATTCAGAACACCATCGACCCGGTGCCGTACTCCGGGCAGGGGCTCGGTCTTGCGCCCATCGGTGCAAAGGTAACGATCACGGCCCCGGAGAAGCTGGAAGTTTCGGTCACCGCATCGGTGACGCTCCTGCCCAGCTACTCGCTGGATACAGTTCGCACCGCGGTACGGGAGGCGCTGGAGGCATATCTGCTCAATGTGCGGAAAAGCTGGGAGACCAATATCAGCAAGACCGGCATTGAGTATAGCGCCAACGTCTACACGGCCCGCGTATCTGCGGCTATCATCACGGCAGAGGGCGTGGTAAACGTGACAAACGTCCAGCTGAACGGAGCAGCGGACGATTTGATTCTGACAGAAACCGGCGCACAGCAGCAGGTTCCTGTGGTTGGGACGGTGACGCTGCATGAAGCTTGATCTTTCGCACGACCTGCTGCCGCTGCTGCCGCCCATCTACCGGGAAGTGCAGGATTACCAGCAGATCTGTGCTGCCGAAAAGGCGGAATTTGATCGGCTGGCCGGTTCTGTGGAAGGGGTTCAAAGCAACTTCTTTTTCCAGACCATGGACGAGGATTCCGTTGCACGGTGGGAAAAGGTGTTTCACATCGTGGCTGTCCCGGAAAAGGAGTCTCTGGCGTTCCGCAGGCAGCGTGTAATGACCCGCATTGCGACCCGCCCGCCTTACACACTGGGGTTTCTGTATCAGAAGCTGGATGAGCTGATTGGCGCGGGTGCATGGACGTGCTCCATCACATACCCGCTCTACGAGCTGAGGCTTGCAACGAGCGCAAAGAACCAGTCGTACTACGACGAGGTGACGCACCTGATCAACCAGATCAAACCTGCTCACATCGTCTTTATCAGTATGCCGTACCTCAAGACCGGGATCTTGATCACAGAGCAGGTCGATGTGCAGAAATACGATTATCAGTATCGCCTAGGCGGCTGGGCCCTTGGAAAAAAGCCGTTTGCCGAACTCGGAGGATGGACGACCGCAAAGGCTGCTGCATCGCCGACACTGACGCAAACGCTTCTTCTGGACGTGGCCCACAAGGCGGCAGAGCTTGCCACGACGGCACGGCTCAACCGCGCAGCGACCGTGAAACCGCTGAAAAGCGTCATTGCATCTGCGACACTGCAGGTGGGTTCTGAAACGTTGATGATCGCGGGTGAGAATCTGAAGCTGGAAGCATCCATTGAACCGGAGGCAGGTAATTCAACCGTCACGCACTACGAGATACTGAACGATGCGAGAGAAACGCTGTACGCATCGGACTGCTATTTCGGCATCACTGAAAAAACAGACGTGGACGTAAATCTCTCTATTCTGGAGGGCGCGGACACCGTGCTGGCAAACGGAAGCCGGTATCACTATCTTCTGGGCAGCTGGCTTTTGGGCAAGGATGCCTTTGCGTCACCGGGACAAAATTATTTTGTCCCGGTGACGGCCGCAACGCCCGCTTCTGCATCTGTGACCCCGCTGCTTCTGGCAAGCCTTGCCTCGTATCTGGCAGATCACATCGACACGGTGCAGCTGAACGGCGATTATACCGTTCCGAACCTTGCAAAGAACCTTTCCGGCGCAGCAGTCACTCTGCAGTATGAGCTTCTGCCAAAGGAAAATATCACAAAAGTCTCTGCTATCTCCGCACAAGATGCGTTCGGAGCCGCGCTCACGCAGGACGATGTCAGCGTTGATACTACATCCCGAACAAAGTTCAAACACACAATTATCTTCAAGGAGGGAACACTGATTTATGGCGGATGATATCCTGAAAAACATTCCTCTTCCCGCTGATCTCCCGGAAAACTGGACATCCGGCCAGATCATCGCCCCGACCGGCGCTGAGGCTGGCCTGGACGAGAAGCACGGATACAATTACCTGATGAGGCAAGTCAACAACGCGCAGAGGGCGGCAAAGGCGCTGAATGAGGGCAAAGCAGACTCCGTTGATCCACATGATCTTTCTATTCCAATTACGGGGTGGCAGACAGACACAGAAGTTGCAGAGTACCCGCATTACATTGATATTACAGCAGATGTTACGTCAACGACTGTGATATCTGTCAGTATCGACCCTGCAAGCGCAGACGTAGCCGGTAAAGCTATGCTTGTAAACCCCGAAACTCGAACCGGAGCTATCCGTATCCGTGCACACAAAATTCCGACTGCGGAAATTTCTGCCCGGTGGTATCCCATCAAGTATGGCGGCCAGTTCTATGGTGATGGCTCCATCTATTCCAACTTCCTGCTTGCGGCACATCCTGTAGGCAGTATCTATCAGACCATCAGCCCTGAAAACCCGTCCGTGACTTTTGGCGGCGGAACGTGGGAAAAGATTGCGCAAGATATGGTGTTAATGGGTGCAAGCGACACGCACCCAGCTGGTACAACGGTAGAGGCAGGACTTCCGAACATTACGGCTAAAGTGACCAGTCAGTATGGCATTTTTAATGCCGACTCAGAAGGAGCGTTTTACTTTTTGGAGGGGGCCAATTTCAACTATCCAGCAACGGGACTAGGCGGCGCGTTAATACACGACCTTCGCTTTAGTGCTTCTCGTTCCAACCCCATCTACGGCGCTTCCGCCACCGTCCAACCCCCGGCATACTTTACTTACATTTGGCTTCGTACCGATTGAAAGGAGAAAAAATGGCACTAGGAGAACTCAAAAACGGCATTGGCCCTGATGCCTATGCTATCTATCAGCAAGTCCTTGCGGCGGTAGTCGAGCGAGACCACCCCGTAGGCAGTCTGTACATCAGCGAAAACGCTACCAGCCCTGCCGAACTTTACGGCGGCACATGGGAGCGCATTGAGGGCAGATTTATCATTGGCGCAAGCGATACCTACCCGGCAGGGAGTACGGGTGGTAGCACAACGCATAGCCAGACTGCGAGCGAAGTTGCAAGACACGGGCATAATATCGGAACCAACACGGAAGGCACAGAACTTACCGTGCCACAATGGAAGTCTTACATTACATCTGTATCACAGGTGACCGACCCGAACGGATATAAATGTTACGGAATGTCAACGTTTGATACGGGTGATGGTGAACCCATGAACATCCTCAACCCATACTACTCTGCGTACATCTGGCGCAGAGTGGCGTAACTGAAAGGAGACCTTATGAAAATCATCGACAGTAACGGAAACCCCATCGAAGCCCCTGACCTGACGAAAGGCTACCTCAAGCAGGAGACCCAGACCATCCACCACGATGCTGTGGCGGGCGTGGAAGAGGTCAGCCACTACGAGTACAAGACCTACCCCAACGGGGGTCATGACCGCTGGAAGGTGGTGGACGTGCCCGGCGTGGCTGCAAAGGATGCCTATGACGAAGAGGTGGAAGTGCAGCGGTATGTGCTGTACACCGCCGATGAGCTGGCCGCACAGGAAAAGGCCCGCAAGGAAGCAGAGGAAAAGGCACAGCTGCCCACCGCAGAAGAGCGCCTTGCCGCTCTGGAAGCGGCTATGCTTGACCTGCTGGCCGCACAACAGTAAGAGGAGGATACTATGGTTCTGTTCTATGTGACCCAGATCAAACTGCACCGCTTTGACGGCGCTTTTACCATCGACAACGTGCCTGACCGGTACAAGGATGCCGTAATGAAAAAGCTGACGGAGGAGGGTTTTTATGAGGTGGAAAGTGATGCTTGATTTCCTGCGGGATATCTTCTCTGCGCTCTCCCATGCTGCCGGTGACAGTGCCGACAAGGAAGAGCCTGCCCCTGCACCGGACGTGCCCACTGTGGACACCGTGACCGGGTGGGCAGGGGAACCGCCTTACCGGTACATTGACGTGAGCCGGTGGCAGGGTGCGATTGACTGGGCACAGGTGGCGGCGGCTGGCTACAAAGGGGCCGTGCTCAAGACCGTGAGCACCAACCGAAAGCTTTCCAAGCGGGCAGACGGCCTGTACATCGACCCGACCTTTGAGACCAACTACCGCAACGCCCGGGCTGCCGGGCTGGACGTGGGCGTGTACTACTACACCTACGCCACCAGCGAAGCGATGGCCGATGCAGAGCTTGCCCTTGTGCGGCAGGCGGTCTACGGCAAGGAGCTGACCCTGCCCATCGCGGTGGACGTGGAGGAAAACAAGCTCAAACCCATGAGCACCCTCGACCTCACCAACCTCACCGCCTATGCGCTGGAGCAGGTGGAGAAGATGGGTTTTTATGCCCAGCTGTACACCTACACCGGTTACAAGTACGAGTTGGACATGGCTCGGCTGTCCTCCCGGTGGGACGTGTGGCTTGCCGACTACACTGGCAAGGCTCCGAAGGTGGATTTCAAGTACAATGCCCATCAGCACACCAGCAAAGGCCGCGTGCCGGGCATCTCCGGCAACGTTGACCTCAACGTGACCACCCTCAACTATCCCCGTATCATCCGCAAGAAGGGCCTGACCCGTCTTCGGGAGGGCGCATGAGCGAAGCAATCATCGTAGCCATTATCACCGGCGGTCTGAGCCTGATCGGCGTGGTCGTCTCTAACAACCACACCGCCCAGAGCATGGATGCCAAACTGGACAAGCAGCAGGCTGTGACCGAAACCAAGCTGGAAGAGCTGACCCGGGAAGTCCGGACACACAACAATTTCGCCCAGCGCATCCCGGTGCTTGAAGAGCAGATGAAGGTGGCAAACCACCGCATTGCAGACCTTGAAAAAGAGAGAGGAGAGTAATACATGGCAACAATCAATAACCTTTTGACCGCACTTCCCGCCCCTGTGGCCCTTGTGCTCATGCTGGGCGGGTTCATCTTCTATGCACTGGGCTGCATCCGGCTGGGCTATGGTGCTTCTGTCAAGGGCACCGTTCTTGACCTGATCGAGCAGGCAGAGCACGAAATTCAGGGCACCAAGCGCGGCGCAGAGCGTAAGGCGTGGGTCGCCAAGATGCTTCGCACGGCCCTCAGCGCCAGCAAGTGGGGCAAGCTTATCAGCTGGGCCATCACCGATGAGACCATCGGCACCATCATCCAGTTTTTCTTTGACCGCATGAAAGCGGCGCTGCAAAAGCAGTAAGGAGGATATCATGGCAAGCACTACATACGCACACGAACGTTTTCGTGACCTCACGAAAACATACCATCTCGGCAACGCCAACGAAATGGTGACGTTTTGTCACCGGTTTACCGTCATTGGCAGTATGGTGCGCAACGCCGGACAGCTCCCGCAGCCCTTCTGGCTCGGTGCTGCCTGTGGCGGCGGCTCGTGTAGTGCTGCCCGCTGCGCTGCAAGGGCTTGACCGACAGCAGATGACCGCCGCCATCAAAAGCGCACCGCTTGGGAGGGTAGACCGGAAAATCGCCCGGTTGCGGTACGTTGAGCGGCTTCCGCTGCCAGACATTGCAGCGCAGACACATTACAGCCGTAGGGCTGTATGCTACCGGCTGAAAGTGGTGCTTTCCGCACTTGAATCGAACACATAAAAATCCCCGGTGCTCTATCCATGCGGAGCACCGGGGATTTTTACTTTTTTGCGTATTTTTCCTTATACTCTTTCCACGATTGTATGGCGTGCTTCGGCTCACAGTCTGGGCAGTACTTTTGAAATCCATTTTTTAAGATAAAAGGCTTCCCACAGTCAGCACACGAGTATGCTTCTCCAAGCCTTCTTGCCGTCCCGTTTTTTCGTCTCTGAGCACAAAGACGATTGCTTTCTCTTTTGGCCTTTTTTCTACACTCAGGGCATCGGAGAGCTTTTTTTGAGCCTGCAACAAAATGCGCGCCGCAGTCAATACATACTGCTTCAAAAGAAAAACATGAATTTCCTTTTACGCCGTGCAACTCTTTTATGACTTCTTTGCATTCTGGGCAGTAAGCGGTAAACATATTTCCGGTAAAAGATTTTCCGCATCTTTTACAGGTGCATTCCTTTGGTACATCTGTCACTTTGATGCACCCGCACGATTTTGCGTTCCGGATGCTTCCCCAAAGCATAATTTTTTCGCATCCGCAATGAGAACATCGCACTTTCCAGCAGGTTAGCAAGTTTCCGGACTTACTTTTTCTTGATGGGGCCTCTGCGATGACTTCAAGCGTCCCGTGTTTTTCCCCGATGTGATTTTTCTTCGGCGGCATCTCTTACACTTCCTTCACTTTATGCGTCACCAGGAGTGGTGCCAGTGTCCACGTCGCATGTGCGGCCGCTTCTGCTGGTGGCTGCCAGTGCGGGCCGGGTCATCATGCAAAAGCTTCCATGACGGAAACCGCAGCCCACACTACAATCATAGTTAAGGTTATAGCAGATTATAATGCTCAGCTAGCAAAAACCGGACGTATGCCGGACATGCACGCTTTTCACAGCACCAGTCCTGCACGGATCGCAGCGGGATGCCCGCCTGTTTTGCAAAAGCTGTCTGCGACATTCCGGTGCGTGAGACCAGCTCCCGCATGGACAAGTGCGCCAGATCCCAGATGTTGGACAACCTCTTTTTCTCAGCGTCCAGATCAACGCAGTCAGAAGTGTCATCCGGTACGCTCAGAGTAATGTTGTTGACAAAGATTTCCTTCGGCTGCTCTGCGGCCATTGAAAAAAGCTCTGCTTTGGTATACATGATTGACTTCCTTTCTTTCGTGTGATAGGATAAATGTACACCTCCATGTGAGGTGTCTTTCACAAAATCCCCCGTTCGGTGTGGCAAGCATCGGGCGGGGGATTTTTTATTTAGTAGATCTCAACGCCCAGTTTTTCGGCAGCGGCTTCAACGACTTCTTCAAACGAGGGGCCGCGATTCGAGTCGTTCCAGTCGTAATCGCCAGCGGATGCAGCTTCCCACTCTTCCTCCATGTCAGCTGCCTTGCACAGCTCGGTGCACAGCTCGTAATCCCAGACATCGGACTTGCGGATGTCAGCGGCGATTTCAATAGCGTTTCTCATAATTTTGTACCTCCATTCTGTTGTATGCTTGTGTCTTTCACTGTCTTTATTATACACGCATTGCGTGTATATGTCAAGGGCTTTTTGAAAATTTGCGCACTCCTTGCACTCTCCTTGCGCACTCAGGATATACGGGAGAGGTACACTGGTGCTACAAGATCAAGAAAGGACGGGGAAGCTTTATGGCATATCCTTTTGGCGGCTGGCAATCGAACCCTTACAGTGGGATGTCACCGATGGGCTTTGGGCAAGGCCAGTATCAGCAGCAAATGGCCCAGCAGGCCGCTCCACAGAGCGGGGGACAAAGTCCCTTCACGATGGTGCCGACAATCGCGGATGTGGACAAAGTCATGGTACAGCCCGGCGAAACGCGCTGGATCATGGTGCAAAACGAGCCTGTCATGGCTGTCAAAAAGGCAGACACGATGGGCTATGCGTCCGGCGAGTACTACCGCCTGACAAAGATCGACCCGGCAGCGATGCAGACACCGGCAGAGACGCAGTATCTGACTTCTGCGCAGGCAGATCAGAAGATACAGGCTGCCGTAAAGGCCGAGGTGGAGCGCGTGATGGCGCAGTATCAGACAGCCCCGGCGGCTCCTGCAAGGCCCGCACGGGCAAAGGAGGGTTAAGGTATGGCAAATCCTTTGATGCAGTTCCTGGGCGGCTCAGGAAGCCCGGCGATGCCCGGCCCGATGGGCAATGTGATGCAGCTTCTCCAAAGCTTTCAGCAGTTCCGGTCTGCTTTTCAGGGCGATGCCAAGCAGCAGGTGGAGCAGCTCCGCAAGTCCGGCAAGATGACGGATGAGCAGTACCACCAGCTGGAAGCGATGGCAAGGCAGATCATGCCTTTCATTAAGTAATCGAAAAATCGTGGCCACGATTTGAAATAATTTCACTATTCTCAAGAAAGGAAATCAACTATGGATAACATGTCTTTGAGCGATATCGCTGCCGTGACCCGTGGCAACGATAACGACGGATGGGGCCAGAGTGGCGCGTGGTGGATCATCATCCTCTTTTTGTTCGTCTTTATGGGCGGCAATGGCGGCCTCTGGGGCAACCGCACCGGCGAGTACGGCCAGTATGCCACTGCGGCAAGCCAGCAGGAAATCCTCTTCGGCCAGCAGTTCGGCCAGCTGAACGACAGGCTGACCAACATTGGCGACGGCATCTGCAATCTCGGCTACGCGATGCAGGGCAACATCGACCAGCTGGGCAAGGAGGTTGCTCTGGCTCAGGCGGGCACCAACACCGCCATCCTGCAGACCGGCAACGGCATCCAGGCACAGCTTGCTCAGTGCTGCTGCGACAACCGGCTGGCGACTGCCAACCTGGCAGCCCAGATGGACAAACAGACCTGCGCGATCAACTCCAATATTGACGCGAAGTTTGCCGAGCTCCAGAAGCAGCAGTATGAGCAGACTATCGCTGCACAGAACCAGCGGATCAGCCAGCTGGAGCTTCAGACTCAGATGTATGGCGTAGTCCGGTATCCCAACGGCTACTCCTACAATGCTGGCCCGAGCCCCTTCTGTGGCTGCAGCAACGGCTGCGGTAACATCTAACACATACGCCCTTTTGGCGAGGTTCGGCGGGGCGGCAAAGGCTGCTCCGCCTTTTTATATAAGAAAGGAGATATTTTATGTCTAAATCCGCGATTTATACCGCAAACACCTCGGCTCAGACCGTGGCGGTAAATGACGTTATCCCTGTCGGCATCACTTCCAGGCGGTTCGGCTGCAACATCCGGCAGGACGGCAACACCATCACCCTGCTGGGCCAAGGCTACTACCATGTGACCGTGTCTGCTACACTGGCCCCCACGGCGGCGGGAACCGTGACCCTGACCGGTCAGAAGGATGGCGTGGCTGTCATCGGTGCTACCGCTTCTCAGACTGTGGCCGCTGCGGCTGCACCGACCAATCTGGCACTGACTTTCCTGGTGCGCAATGCGTGCGGCTGCGAAAGCTCTATTCTGAGCTTCCTGCTGACCGGCACTGCTGCCGTGGTGAACAACCTGGCTGTGACCGTGGAGAAGCTGTAAAAAGGAGGATCTGGTTATGATGGACGAAACAAAGTTTGCAGGGTATAAGGACACACTTGTTCATGCTGCAAAGCAAATGGCCGAAGAGTACAGCGATGCGATGAACTACGCAAGCATGGCGATGGACTATAAAACCGTCTGCCCCTATGCTTCTTCTGAGTGGTATAAGCTCTCTGGGGAAGAAATGGAGCACGCTGATGCAAACCGCCGCATTGCACAGAAAATCCTTACCGGCGTTGATAGTGAGGATTCTGCGGCTGGCGTAGAGCTGCATCACATGTGGAGCATGGCGGAAGACCTTGTTTCTGGTCTGTGCGAAGCTGTTACAAAAGAACGCTCCGCATACATGCGTTGAATTTTTGCAACATTTGTTGTAAGATAAGGTGGACGATTTATCGCTTTTAGAATACGCCATAAGCGAACAACAAACCAACAATTAAAGTAAAAATAGCATAAATACGAAAAATATTATTGATTTGTAATCAGTGGGTTGCAGGTTCAACTCCTGTCACTAGCTCCAAAAAATGCCGTTCATTCGTGATATTAAATCACATGAACGGCATTTTCTTTTGCGAAAACACGGTAAAACACGGTGAAAAACAGGAATAAACTAACAAACAAGCTAACAAAATCAGTATTTCATTTTCTGCATCTCCTGTAACAAGTATGTCGGGTCGTTGTGGGAAACGTATTTGTTTGCTGTGGTGGAAAAATTTTTGTGGCCGAGGATAGCCTGCACGGCGGTTTTTTCAAGGCCGCACTCCACCATCTTGCTGCTGGCCGTATGGCGAAGAGTGTGCGGGTGCACGCCATCGATCTGGCACTCCTGCATCAAGGCCCGGAACTTTGTGGCCACGTTTCGCTTGTCCAGCTTCGTTCCAGCCTTGGAAGGTATCAGCCACTCGCACCCGCTGTCCATCATCCAGAAGGCGATGATCTTGTAAATGGGGTCGAGGATGGGGATGATGCGGTTTTTTCCAGCTTCCGTTTTTTCACCGCCCTGCATGTAGTGCTCCTTCAGATGCACGTTCTCGCAGCGCATGGAGAGCAACTCATCGATGCGCATTCCTGTATAGAGAAGCACCATAGCAATCTGCGCTGTCTGACCAAAGCGCTTGTCGGTCTGGTAGGCGCTGATCCGGGCGATCTCGTCCGCCGTAAGGGTGCGCTCTGCCTTTCCGGCTGCGGCAGGAAGGTGAAGGAGCTGGGCGTAGTTTTTGTTGATGATGTCCTGGGCCATTGCCCACTCACATAGCTGGCTGAAAAGGGTGCGCTGCTTCTCACATGAGCTGCGGGAGAGACCGTCTGCGACCATCTGGTCTATGATCTGCTGATAGTCCTCCGCTTTCAGGTCTCGCATTTGTCGGCTGTACAGCGGGGCGGCCTTTTTGAAAGCCAGCTCGTATCCATTTATCATGTCCCGGCTGAGACTTGAAAACTTCGGCTGTGCCCTCCATTTTTCATAGGCATCCGCAAAAGTGCATTTCAGGCGCTCTGCCGGGGTGTTCTGGGCGTTGTATGCGTCAAGCGCCTGGACGGCTTCTCCGGGCGTTCCGTATGTGCCCAGCACTTCCTTTTTCCCGGTCACGGCTACATAGGGCCTTGCCCGGACCCCTTTCAGCTTGTACACGCTACCGCTGCCCTTTGGGCGGCGGCGCTTTTTTCTATGCACGGGAGCGGACGTTGCATCCTGCTGCTTTCCGCACCACGGGCAAAATAGAGCCTTGTCCGGGATGTTTACATGACATCTGACACACTTCATGCGCTACTCCTTTCTGCGCCCTATATAGCCCAAAGCGCCGTTCTCTGACGCTGTGCGCCCTGACGCGTAATTGGCTTTCAAATCCTCTAGCGGAGGATGCGGCTCGTCCGGGCACGGGTCAAGCCCTCTGATCTTGGCAAAGCTGTACTGATCGATGATGGTGCCGCACACAGTGACCCTGTTGTTGAGAGGGCAGTGGAGGTTTGCAGCCATTTCAGATATAACCGCAGGCGGGCTGCTTCCATGTCGGCCCTTGAGCACAAAAAGCAGAAGCCGCCGGGTGAGCGGTGGAAGCGCCTGCACCAGCGTGTGAAGTTCCTTATCTATGGCTGCATCTTCTTTCTGCCCGTCTGGCACTGCGTACAGATCCGGGTGCATAACTTCCATAAAAACCGTGATGGGGGATACTCCGCAGGCTGTGCACCAATCCATGATCTCGTCACTGTCTGGGCTTGTGTCACCTTTTTCCCAGCTTTGCACTGTCCGCTCTCCCTTCTGGACGCGGATTGCAATCTCTCTCTGACTTAGCCCGGCGGATACCCGCGCTTTTGAAAGCGCCTTCCCGATTTGATCAGCGGTAAAATAACTCATGCTTATCACCCATAAACGCAGCGTGTTATAAAAGAAAAATGGCGCAGAAAAACTCTGCGCCATTCGACAAAAATTACACAGATTTCATTTTCCTCTGGCGCATGGTAGAATCTGGTGCATAAGATGCAAATATTACCAAAAAAGGAGGAAAATGAAATGAAAAACAGTCAGACAATCAGCATGGACCCCGATATGACCATCATTGACGGAATGCCCGCCAGCGTGCTCACCGGCACGCGGCCCACTCCAAAGCCCTGGGAGGAATGATCTATGGACAAAATGCAGAGCTTTTGCACCCACATCCGCGCCGCCCTGGCGTGCTACGAGGATATGCCGCCCGAGTGTCAGACCCGGGCCCGCTTCTATGTGGTCCGCAAGGCGGAAAGCGTCCGGCGCTTGCTGGATGCCGCCAACTGCCCCGGCGGGGAGCTTGCTGGGGAACTGCTGCAGAAGATGCAGCGACTGGACGACAATTCCGTTATTTGACAAGATTATATGCGTCGAGCACGTCCTGAATTCCCTGCTTGTCGGTGTCAGAAACTGTCATGTCATACTTGCTATCTTTTCCCTCAAAGCGAATAATCGTTTTTTCGGAACTTGCAATTTTCTGAAGCAAGTCAACGTATTTGGAAGCAGGATTAACGTCAACGGCTTCGTATACACCGCCGGTGAACACTTGCTGGTTTACATCGAAGTAATTGAACGGAATTGTAGCGGCTTTTTCACCGTCGATATTGATAACCACATCTGTGAAGAACACCCAATCAGATCCGGTGTAGTTAAATTTCCAAAGCAGGCCGTAATTCCCGTCTTTTTCTCCGATATACGGAAGAGCAAAACTTCTGCTATTGGCATACTCTGGATAGCAGGAAGGCATATAGTAGGCAGAATTCTCGACATCGTCTGCTTTTTTCGTTAGCTTTGCGAGGGCTGCATCAATTTCGGCTTGCTTTTCTGCGCTGGGGATTGCGGTGCTTCCAGACTGCATAGAGGCTGCTTGCCTTCCGGCAGAAGCGGATTGTGAAAATTGCGGGTCTTCAATAGCAGTAAGAAAACCGCCAATAAGGATAAACGCAAAGAACACAAGAAAGATTGTGCCACACCCGCGCTTCTTTTTGGGCTTCTTCTTAGAACCTGCTTGCGCCTTTTCTTGTGCAGTGGTCTCTTCGCTCAACGGCGCTCCGCACTCTGAACAGAATTTGGACTCTTGGACTTCACTGCCGCATTTGGGACATTTCATAGTACAATCTCCTCATTTCAAAATAATACAAAAAAATATAGTCAATGCTATTGCATCGAACACTAAATGGTTGCATAATGGCGTTGCAAACTAACCGAATTCAGAAAAAAGATTCAAAAATAGGCAGCCAACCGGCTGCCAGAAAACAAATTTTCAATGACCAAAGGAGGAAAACAAAGTGCAAGAACATAGCACAAAATTGATGAAATCGGCCCCGGAATGTGTTATACTTGAGAAAATCAAGCTTGCACTTTCTCTTGACATCGATGTTGACGCGCTGCTGGAAGCTGCGCAGAAAGGATAACGTTATGAAAATCGAAATCACTGCCACCCCGCAGGAAACCGCAGATTTTATTCACCTTCTGGAAAAAGAAAGATCCTATGTTGCGGTGAGCAATTGCATCAGAGAAAGCCTGAACGAGCTTGCCAACTCCAAAGAATCAATCGTCAAAATTTAACACGCCCGTTTTCTGCAGAGCGTCAATCACGATCTCAACGGAGCCGATCAGGGAGCTCTTGTACAGCACTGCTATTTTTTCGAGATCGGAGCGTTCAGGATGAGCGTCCAAATCGGCAACTGCTTTTCGTGCGTATTCGTTCACAGAACTATTGATAACAGCCTGAAATTCAGTTTTTTTCATTTTTATCCCCCTTCGCTGCCTCAAGTGCAGCGTCAAGCATCTTTTCAAACATAACCCTTTGCGCAGGGTCAAGCTGCTCATACTTATATAGTATGGCTTTAGCGTGCGCATTCAGCTCACTCTCTTCACTGGGAGTGGGCTTTTCTTTTTGCTCCGGTGCTTCTCCGGTCAAATCAGAAATCGAAACACCGAAGTAATCGGCAATTTTTTGAAGATTTTTAAGTGATAGACTTGTAGTTCGCCCTCTTTTTAGCTCAGAAAGAGTGCTTCGCGTTACTCCAACTTTACTACAAAGAGTTCCATCTTTAATGTTTTCTTTTTCGCACAGGGCGTGGATGTTGTTGTATAAATCTGACATAAAATCACCATCCATTTTGTGCAAGCATACAAATGTACAAATATTCGTACTAATCTATTGACCTGTACGAATATTTGTACTATAATGCAAACATCGGGTACGAAACTTCGTACAGTGTAAAATCTTTGCACCTTTATATTAGTACATTTTCCCGTACCTGTCAAGATGATTTTTTAAAGGAGGTACGAAATTTGAGAGAAACCGCATTATCCCCGTTTGGCTTAGAAGCGAAAATTGCAATGCTCAAGCGGGGAATGAAGCAGGTAGAACTGATTGACCTTGTGAAGCAGGATACAGGGCTGTACGTTGATGACAGCTACATGTACAAAATTCTGCACGGCGACAGAAGCGCGCCGAAGGTTATTCAGAGCATCTGCAAGATTCTGGACATTGAATATAGGGAAGAAGGAGGGAAGACAGCGTGAACGATAACAAAAAGACAGGCGAACCGCAGGAGCCGGTAGTCCGGACGCAAGAGATTCAGCTTTCACAGCTGGACGATCGTATTTTCTGCCAAATAGATGAAACGGTTATCCAGAACGTGAGAGCCTACTCGTTCACTCAATACAGCCACGGGAAAATGCTGCTGAATTTGAGCATTGAGGCAAATTTGGAAGCTGTGTTAACAACGATACAAGTGCAGCGGCAACCGCCCCAGGAAACCGCACTCTGAGGAGGTGAACCACACCCGTGCTTTCGTTAAAGCTCATTCTGGTTGTCTGGATTGCAGTGGTTCTCTGCAATCTGATCACACGGAAAGCGGCTTTGGAGATTTCTGGTTGGTATCTTCCGTACTCTATCGTGATCGGAATTCTTACAACGGGAGTTCTTCTTTTGACTGCAATCTTGTAATGATTTTATTGAGAAGCTGCACTTTTTCATCCAGTTTATCACCAAAGGATGTTTCGTAGCTTATCAGTTTATCCATTGCAAGAATATCTTTTTGGATTTCTTTTGGGACGTAGTAAGCAGCCAGCGCCGAATGAGAGCCATATTCCTGCAGGTTTTCTACTGTGGGCGACTGAATAGCCGCACCAGCCGCACGGATGTAACCCTCGTAGATTTCACGCTCACGTTTTATGCGTTCCTCGTGCTCCTGATGCTCATAGTCCATCCGCTTCATTTTTTGTTGATGCCAGTTATTACAAAGCGCGGTCAGCATTGGAGACAGCAAAGCACAGAACGAAACGATCATTGCTACCAACCCAGACCAGTCCGAAACAGACATCCCAGCATTTTGTTCCATTTTAACACCTCCCTTCCGCCCGATTATACCACGGGAAGGGAGACCCCAACAAGGAGGTTTACATGACAGACATTATCTTATCTACCCAGAACGGCGAGCCGGTTGCATCCAGCCGCCAGATTGCCGAGAGTTTTGAGAAGAACCACCGCGACGTGCTTAAGGCAATCGAAACCCTCGAAGGGGGTCTGCGCAAAACTTCGCATACCCCCATGTTCTACAAAACCGAGTACACCCACGAGCAGAACGGCCAGACCTACCCCATGTACCTGATGAACCGGGACGGTTTCAGCCTGCTGGTGATGGGCTTTACCGGCAAGGCGGCGCTGGAGTGGAAGCTGAAGTACATCCAGGCGTTCAACGAGATGGAGAAGAAGCTGGCCACTCCGCAGATGCCCAAGCTCAGCAAGGAGCTGCAGGCGCTGTTCCTGCTGGACGACCGCACCCAGAGGCAGGAGCAGCGGATCACGGCGCTGGAAAACAACATGGTCGTGGACTATGACCAGCAGCTTTCCCTCAAGAATGCCGTGAATCACGTTGTTGTGGAAGCTCTGGGCGGCAAGAACGCCCCGGCCTACGGCGATTCCCATGTACGGGGCATGGTTTACTGCGAGATCAACAAGGACATTCAGATGTGGTTCCGGGTCAGCAGCAGAAACAACATTCCCCGCAAGCGCTTTGACGAGGCCGTGGAGTACATCCAGCGCTGGAAGCCCAGCACCAACACCGTGATGCTGATCCAGCAGACCAACGGCCAGACCAGCATGTTCTAAGGAAGGAGATGGGGTGCGCAAAATGACAAAGACCGGTTTTCGCAAGGCGCTTGCACATGCAGACCGTTACAAGCCGTTCTGCTACACCGAGAAAAGCCAAAGCGGGCATGAGTACAAGTATTGCTTTATGAAAAGCAGAGAGGGCTACACCCTGCGCAACGAGACCACAGGCAATACCGTATTTTGTGGCTACAACCGCAAATTAGCAGAAGAAATAATGGTTTACTAAAACCCATTTATTTTGAAAGGAGATGGCGGCATGAGCGAAAGAATCACAATGAAAGGCGTTGCTGAGTGCTGCGAGATGTTCCGGGCAAATCTCGTCCCGATGAGCCCGAACAAGTTCTGGAGTAATGTTGCATGCGGCGAGTATGACGGGTGGGTAGTCCCCCGGGAAGATACCAAACGGCGGCAGGCAACAATCTACATCGACGGTTTTATCGAGTATATGCACCGGCGCGGATGCAAGATCGTCCGCCCGTATGAGAACGACAAGGAGGAAATGGAAATATGAAGATCAAATCCTGCATCTGGTACTGGCTGGCTGCTGCCAGCGGTGCCGCAAGTCTGCTGTACGGCATGGGCCTCGAGGGCAGCGCACAGACGGGTAGCGCCATCTCCGACGGCCAGTTTGCCACGGCCCTGTGCCTGGTTCTGGCAGCGGTGATGTTCCTGCGGCTGGGCTTTGCCGCCCAGGATCGGGAGCAGAACGCCCGCCGCTATGGCCGCGTTGACCGCACCCACGCCCGCACCGAAGAGCCGGAGTACCGGCAGAACCGGAGGGGCGCATGAGCATGACTGTATATGCTTACGCCTACCGTGAGAACCCTTGGGGCTGCGATGTCAAGCAGTTCACAGACCCGCTCACGCCGGACGAATACCCCGGGGAGCCCGCCAGCGTTAAGGCCCAGCACTGGGCAGATGAGAACATCCGGCACTACGAGATGATCCAGGTGCGGGACGCTCTTGGGAACCTGCTGTACGCAAGATAATGCGTTTTTTGAATTACGCAAACCACAAGATATAGGAGAAATCAGCATGAAAACAAAAATTCTGAAAGTCAAGATCACCTTCCTGGAGCCGGTGCTCTACGACTACCAGATCAAGGGATTTTTCAAGGATTCCTGCGGCATGCTGGCCCGTGTGGGCGGCAAGACAGAAACGGGCAAGAAGCGGGCCGTCAACGAGAGCGGCAAGATCTCTGCCTACAAGAAGGTCATCGACGGCCTGATCTTCCCGCAGCCCCGCATGATCCCCATCAAGGTCAACGGCAAGATCGGCGACTGCCAGCGCCCCCTGCGTGCCCAGACGGCCCAGGGCGAGCGCGTGAGCCTTGCCAACTCCGAGGAGATCCCGGCAGGCAGCACCTGCGAGTTTGAGATCCTCCTCATGGACGAATCGCTCGAGAATGCGGTTCTGGAGTGGCTGGACTACGGCGTTTTGCGCGGCATCGGCCAGTGGAGAAACAGCGGCAAGGGCCGCTTCACCTTTGACATCATCGACTGAGCAACGGCATTGCATGGATAGGATTTGATCTGCTACGGCAATGATATGATTTGCAAAGGCGCGGATATGTGCGCATAACTCGGCAACGGCATTGTGCTGACAAGTTTGCTCAGCAGGGGCACAGGTAGTCACTGCAGTGCAGCGCGAGGCAAAGGCAAGGCTCAGCTGGAAAGCGCAGCGCAAAGGCGTAGATAGGCGTAGATCGCTTGGATCAGACTTGCCTCGATAAGCAAAGCAAAGGAAATGCAGGGCCTCGTGTCGAAAAGCGAAGGCAAGGCTGGGCGTGGTGTGGGCGGCAAGGAATCGCAAGGGCGTTGAGCAGATACGCGCCGCTCTGCTATGCAGCGCAAAGGCATAGCGTTTCATGGCTACGGCGATGCGGGGCAAAGAAAAGCTCAGCGAAGGCACAGATGAGCAAAGAGATGCGAAGGCACAGATAAGCAAAGAAGCGCAAAGGCATAGCGAAGAAGCTCTTTGATACGATTTGCAACGGCTGTGCGGTGTGTGCAATGTACGGCAAAGGCATAGACATGCAAAGATCTGCAGAGGCAAAGCAAAGTATTTTTGAACGAAAGGAGATTTTACAGTGAGTAAAACAGAGCTGCTGTTCCGGGCCGTGGGAGCACTTTCCACCCCGGCGGCAAAGATGGTTGCCCGTGGGCTGACCTTATGGATCGGATTCAATGTTCTGGTCGTGGTCTTTCTGGTCTGGCGGGCATGGAAAAACGGGAGGTGGCGCAAATGAGCACTGTTCAGATTTATAGGGCAGATATGGCCTTCCTGAACGAGATTCTTTTCCGGTGTGTGCAGGACGCAGAGCGGTATGCGGATCAGCTCAAAAAGACCGACCCGACGCTCATGTGCCTTGTCGTAGACGATTCCGGGCAGCCGGTATCTATGAGGTGATCCTTATGCAGTGTGATGAAAAAAAAGAAATTTGCCTGAACTATGCGGCCAATATTCAGGAATGGAAGCTGGCGCTGATTCTGGACGCTCTGGCAAAGTTGGGCGATGCGTCCCGGTGCTGCGGCACGGTTCAGAAGGCGGTTGCCGGGGGGCAGTCGTATATGAGACTGCACCCGGACAGTGAATACGCGGGCGAGGATCAGGATGATTATGTGCACGTTTGCCAGGAAGCGGCCAGGGCATTGGGCCGCGCAGTCTATGCGGTGGAGATCGTGCTTTCACAGTCGGACTGCTTCGGGCTGTCCAAAGACTTGGCATACATGGCAGAAACTGCATATAACAGCTCATACGCCGAGCTGGAGAGCATGTGCCGGAAGCGTGGATGCAAGGAGGTGGAGTACAAACATGGACAAAATGACCATTTATGAAAGCGCCCGTGTCGTGCCCAAGGAGGCGCGGAAGTCAATCGGCGGCGGCCGCCTGAAGGGGATGACGGACATCAATCCCATGTGGAGAGTCAAGAAGCTGACAGAGCTTTTTGGCCCAGCTGGCATCGGTTGGCGATTCGACCCGCCTGTCTTTGAGGAAAAGCCCGGGGTAAACGGAGAAATCATGGTACACTGCTGCACCAACCTCTACATTCGGCAGATCGATGAGGGCGGGGAAAAGAATGAATGGAGCGCCCCGATTCCCGGCGTGGGCGGCTCGATGCTGATCTCCACAGAAAAAGACGGCAAGCGCACGGATGACGAAGCCTATAAAAAGGCCTACACGGACGCGCAGAGCGTGGCCTGCAAGGCCCTGGGCATTGGCGCGGATGTTTACTGGGAGAAAGATCCGACCAAGTACGACAGGCCCACAGCGCCACCCCCGGCAAAGCCGACCTGCGCTAGCTGCGGGAAGCCCGTGGAAGGGTTTACTTACAAGGGCGAAAAGGTCACTGCCCAGCAGGCGGCTGACCGGAGCAAGAAAAAATATGGGCGTATCCTGTGCATGGAATGCGCTAAAAAGCAGCCGAAAGAAGATGGAGGATTGACGCATGCTTAACGTCGTTGCATTGATGGGCCGCCTGACCCATACCCCTGAGCTGAAGACCACCCAGAACGGCACTAGCGTGTGCAGCTTCGGCATTGCGGTTGACCGTACATACACTCCGAAGGGCGAGGAACGCAAGGCTGATTTCATCGATGTCGTTGCCTGGCGGCAGACGGCAGAGCATATCTGCAAGTACTTCCAGAAGGGCAGCATGATCGCCATTGAGGGCAGCATCCAGACCCGCTCGTATCAGGACAAGCAGGGCAGCAACCGCACGAAAGTGGAGGTTCTGGCAAACAACGTCAGCTTTTGCGGCGCAAAGGCGGCAGACAAGCCCGCTGTGCGCGATTTTGACAAGCAGACGGAAAGTTACACATCCGAAGCAAAAGCCTCTTACAGCGCCCCGCAGGCGGCGCAGGGCTTCTCGCAGGGTTCTGCAGATGATTTTGCAGAGATCACAGACGATGACGATCTTCCGTTCTAATAAAGGAGCTTGAAAAATGAGTGAGAAAATCATTGCATACAAAGCCACGGACAAAAACATGATGTGCCGTGGCAAGCAGTACGAAGTGGGTAAGACCTACACCGAAGAAAAAGCCGACTGCTGCACCGCCGGAATGCACGCCTGCGAGGTGCCCTTTGATGTGCTGCACTATTACCATGTGAGCGACGGCGCGCGGTTCTTCCAAGTCGAGTGCGGCGGCGAGGTCGACAAATCCAGCGATGATAGCAAGCTCGCATGCACCGAGTTGACTGTGAAAGGTGAGCTGAAACTGACCGATATGCTCAAAATCGGCGTGGAAGCCGTGATGAAGCGCGTCAAGGAAAAGACGGCAGGAGCAAAAGAAACTGCCGCGTCTGGCTACTGCTCCACGGGTGCCGCGTCTGG